ACTTCGTGATGCTATACACGCCCTAGCGGGCGGTATTAAAAGGTAAAACTTTATGTGGAAATATAAAAAAACAACCCCCCGTGGGGCTTTTAAAAGTATTTTCATACGCAACACGTATAACGTAAAATATATGTATAACACAAAACACCAATACATCTAATTAAAAAGTATGACATTAGATTGTTAAAGTAGATTAATAAGGAGCTATTGTCACAGTTTTAAAATAAATAATAGCACGTAATATAAATAATTATGGGGAAACAAAGACTAAGTAAAAAAGCGGCTATAGCTAAGAAGAAGAGAGATTTAGCAATGGCTATGACTCCTCGTAGGCGTAAGATGAAAGCTGAGAACCAGAGGAAGCGTAGAGCTGCCATTAAGAATGGTAAAGATCTTACTGGCTTAGATTATGACCATAACAGAAAAAGGTTTGTACCAGTTAGAATTAATAGATCAAAAACAAGAACAACTAATAACACTAAAAACTAAAAATTATGCCATACGGTAAAGGAACTTACGGATCAAAGGTGGGACGTCCATCAAAAGCGGCAAAAGCTAAAGCCAGAAAAAATATGACGGCTGCAGAGAAGAAAAAATTAATGACCAAAAAGAAAAAGTAATGGTACGTGGCAAAAACAATAACGGCAATAAAAAGCCTAAAGGTAATTTACCGTCTTTAGAAAGCTTGACTGCTTTTAAATGGAGTGATGATAAATTTAAGTCGCGCTTTAGAGAAACAGCTAGGGGTGTCGTAGATGCTGGAGCAAGGGGTAGAGTTTTTGCAAAGAACGACCCTGAATTAAAAAGAAGAAAAGCGGCTTATAAAGCAAAGTTCATAGCCAATCAAAAAGCTAAAGCAGAAAAAGCGAAAGCTAAGCTTAAGGAGATGACTGGAATGACTCCTGCACAGTATCGTGCTAAGATAAAGAAAAGAAAGTAATGGCTAAGAAACCGAAGGGTGCACCAGATTTTAAAGATTCTGATGCTCCGGATGCAGAAGGTAAGTTTAGAGATTTAGCTCCTAGAGCATTAGCTAAATGGCTTATCAAGACGCGCAAAGGCAACTTACAAAAAATTATCGCATCGTTAAACCAACAGATAGTTTTTAACCGAAACAAAAAACCAAAGTACGCAGCTAAGATGCGTAAAGTACAGAATATAGTGAGAGCTATACTTAAAGACAAATAACCAATAAATATTTTTTAACCTATGACCTATTATTATGAAACCTTTTCTGGATCACGAGGTGATACCAGAATACCTGAACAAACCAGGAAGCTTTGGGAGCATATTGCTAATAAATCAAACTGGCGAATTGTACAATTACCAAATGGCTTTTTTCAAGCTGAATACACCCATAATGGTGAATGGAAAGATGTAACACGCAGAGAAACTTTAGCAGGTTGCGAAGCGGCAATTGATGTTTCTATTGAGCATTATAGAAAACGTCTTGAGTTTGCTGATGGACCTAAAGTAATAAAAACATTTGAGTAGCAATCTAATCATTTAAATTTAATGGAATACAATAATCCTAGCCAAATTGTTAAAGATTTAACTTTTGGCGAAAATGCTAGTGATAAATTATTTGCTGGTGTTTTAAAACTGAGTACAGCGGTTGGCTCTACTCTTGGTGCTTCTGGAAAATGTGTAATATACGAAGATGCGCTTGGTAAACCTGTAATTACTAAAGATGGTGTTACTGTTGCTGAGTCTGTCGTGTTACAAGATCCTGTAGAAAATATAGGAGCTACATTAATTAAAGAAGCGGCTAAAAAGACAGTTCAAGAAGCAGGGGACGGTACAACTACAGCTACCGTCCTTGCGTCTGAATTGCTAAGTCAAGTGTACGACACTATTAGATTAAAATCTTGCAATATACGCGATTTAAAGGCAGGTATTGATATTGGTAAGCAAAAAGTATTAGATTACTTGAATGACTTAAAAATTGATGTATCAGATGAGATGCTAGAGCAAGTCGCGGTTATTTCTACAAACAATGACACATCGTTAGGAAAAATCATTGCGGACGCTTATAAAACGGTTGGCAAAGATGGTGTTGTTCTAATGGAAGAGTCTGAAGATGAAAGTACATATTATGAAACCGTAGACGGTATTCAATTTGACTGCGGTTTAAAATCTCCTCATTTAGCTACAGACGATAACAAAGAAAAATCGGAACTTGATAATCCTTATATTTTAATTGTAGCAAGTCCTATACCAAATATTCGCAAAATACAAAATGTTTTAGAACATGCTATAAAGCAAAAGCGTTCTTTACTAATTGTAGCAGCAGTAGATCAGCAACCAATGTCGGCACTTATGATGAATAAGGTTAAAGGCAATATAAAGGTTAATGTAGTAGATCTACCTGGGTTTGGTTCTACTAAACGAGATACTATTGAAGACTTAGCTGCACTTACAGGTGCAAAAGTAATAGATGAGGAATTAGGAGACGATTTAGACATGATAAGCATTGATGCTTTAGGTGAAGCCACAAAATCTATTACGACTCAAAATAACACAGTAGTAACGATTCCTGGAGTGCCTAAGGAAGCTGCGGATCGTATAGATATTGTGCAAAATAAAATTGCCGAAGAGCAGAATGGATTTATTAAAACAAAGCTAGAACAAAGGCTAGCTATGTTATCTGGTGCAGTTGCTATTGTAAAAGTTGGTGCTAATAGTCAAGTTGAATTAAAAGAAAAGAAAGATAGAGTTGAAGATGCGATTCACGCAACAAAAGCAGCATTGAAAGAAGGTGTTGTGCCTGGAGGCGGTTCTGCTCTTCTTGCGGCTTCTGATGTATTAGATTACGATGATCCGGGTCAAGCAGCATTAGGTAATGCGATTGTAGCACCTTTTGAAACTATATTGAAAAACGCGGAGATTACCGAACATGGGAAGGTTTTTAAAGAGCCTAATCTTGGCTATGATGTAAAGACCGGTGAAGTGGTAGACATGATTAAAGCTGGTATTATTGATCCGTTTTTAGTAACTAAAAGAGCTTTGATTAACGCTGTTAGTGTTGCATCTACTATTGTTTCTGCTAATTGTATTATATCTAATAAAAGAGTAGAATAATGAAAGCTGTAAATAATTATCTAATAGTTCAAAAAATAAAAGAAAATACTACTTTAGCAGGTGGGTTTGAGCTTACAGCACAATTAAACCCTGATGCTAGATATTCAAAAGCAAAAGTTATTGCCGTAAGTGATAAGATAGATTACATTAAAAAAGATGATGTGATTTATTACGACAACCACGCTGGGCATGCAATTGAATATGACAACAGATTATATTTCGTGATTAAAAACACGGATGTAATATATATATTATAAACACTTTTTAAAATTTTAAAAACAAAAAAATGGGACTTCAAACCAACACACAACTAGTTGAAAAATTTTTATTTTTCGGCGACGGTAACAATGATTCGTACATGTTTCCTCTTAGCCGCTTACGCTCGGTTATTCACGACTCAGACACGACTATTGAAATTTACTTTGATAATGGAATAGATCCAGTTAGCAATGCAAGTGATAAAGTTACTTTAACTATTGCTTCAGGGTCAGAAAAAACAGTTATGCAGGCAATAGCAGACGCTTGTGCTGACGCTTTCAGTAATTCTATGATTGTTATTGCAGATAATGTCAATCAAGTGTATCTTAACTCTAACATTACTGATTTAGCATTAACTCTTGGTACTGCATAATAGTTGAGAATAGAAGCGTCTGACATAAAAGACATCAAGTTATTTAAGTATTACAGGCTCGTTCGTAAATGGGCCTGTAAAACTTATAATATGACGGATGCAGACATAGAATTACTTATTTATCTTGATTGTGTAGAGTATTTTACGCGTAATGATTTTATAGAGGGTGTTTATATTTACTCTTGGGATAAACATCGTTTTCAACGTCTCCTTAAAAATGGTTGGATAAAAATCTGGAGAGAAAGAAATCGTACAACTCAAAAGTATAATATATATACTACAAGTACAAAATGCAAACTTCTTATAACACGCATGTATAACATGCTTCTTGGGCAAGAAGATATACCTACTTCTAAAGTTGGTGTTTTTTATAAAAACAAAACATATACAGATAAAGTATTCAATCAAGCGATTGATAAAATGATTAAAGATAAAGACCGTTAAGTTATGGCTGACAAAAGTAAAATGGCTTGTAATAAGCCGATGAAATCTGACCAAAAAGGTAAAAAAAGAATGGTTAAAGCCTGCGCTGGCGGCAAAGAAAAATTACTGCATTACGGGTATGTTGGCTATGGCCATAACTATAGTAAAGCAGCTAGAAAATCTTTTAGAGCTCGTCATAAATGTGACCAAGCAAAAGATAAGCTTACTCGCAGATATTGGGCGTGCAAAGATTTATGGGGTGGCCCAGGAAAACACACTAAGTCAAGCCCTAAAGGTGTAAGAGGTAAATATTAATATTATGAAAAAATTAAGCCCAAAACAAAAGAAAATTGCACGTGCTGCAAAACCTTTTAATAAAATTACAGGTGCTGACTTTAAAGCATTAAGAAAGAAAAAGAAAAAATAATGAAGTCTAGAGGATTAGGTGACGACATAGAAAAATTTACCAAAGCAACTGGTATTAAACGTATGGTAGATACTGTTTCTAAAGGTTTAAATATACCCTGTGGTTGTGAAGGTAGAAAAGAAGCTATGAATAAGTTGTTCCCTAGAAAATATAAAAAATGATAGGCAAAATATTAAACATGCTCTTAGGCAGCAAAAAAGAAGGCGGGGGTGCCGGTGAGTTCGCTAAAGATATTAGAGAAGCACTTAAAGGCAAAGAAATAGACCCTAATAAAGCTCTAGAGTTAATCAGTGTCCAAACTGAATTAACCAAAGTAGAAGCACAACATCGTACTGTGTTTGTCGCGGGCTGGAGACCTTTTATCGGTTGGGTTGCAGGTGTTGCGTTAGCTGCTTTTTATATACCACAATTTATTATGGCATCCTACTTATGGGTTACTATGGTATTAGAAGCTAAAACATTATTGCCTTACCCAGAAGTAAATGCTAATCATTTATTTGAATTAATAATCGGTATGTTAGGTCTTGGGGCACTTAGAACATACGAAAAAATAAAAGATAAAACAAAGTAATTATGTCATTAGATTTTAAAACTAAAGAAAATTTAGAAAGCCAAAGAGCACTAGCCAGTGAGGCGGTAGATGTAACGCCTGCAGATGGTTCTGATTTAGCAACAGTGCAAGCCACTCTATACATAGGTACAAGTGGTAATGTTAAAGTTGATATGTCTGGTTCCGGAACAGTTACATTTAATAATGTTGGTGATGGTGTATTTTTACCCGTATTGGTAGACCGTGTTTATAGTACAGGAACTACGGCATCTAATATTATAGCATTGTACTAATATGAAATACCATAATCATATAAGTATCCCCTCTTTTATTGCTAGACAAGCAATTACAGAAGTAGATAATTTATTAAATATCTTAAGAAATAGATCTGCTAATTTTGAAAATAGATCTTGTGCAAAAGATATTTTAAAAAATTTAGATAGCATTTAACATGAGTTTATTAGATAAAGCAAAAATTGTACAAGCCCCAAGTGGTTATGATACTTCAAGTCTGAATAGTGTTGTGCCTTCAGATGGGGATGGCGATTTTGATTTTACAAGAGCTTCAAATGCAACACGAACAAATGATAGTGGATTAATTGAAACTGTAAGTAGTAATGTACCTAGAATAAACTATGATGTAGATTCAAATGATGACGTTTCTTGCGGTTATTTACTATTAGAGCCAAGCAGAACAAATGAACTTACATACAGCGAAGATTTAGACCAATGGACTACGGCTGGTGGAGGTTCAATTACCACAGGCGCAACAACATCTCCTAAAGGAACTAATGACGGCTTTAAATTAGAAACAGACGGTTCTAATAATTTTGGAAGAATAGAGCAAGCAGTTTCTTTGTCAAGTGCTAATAATGTTGTGTTTTCTGTTTTTGTTAAAAAATCAGGTAGTGATGATGTTTTTACTTTAAGATTAGAGGGTACAGGGTTAGGTGGTAGTGCAACAAATTCAACGTATAATTATACCTTTAGCACGAGTACATTATCAAAAGTTTCAGGCGGTACGGCAGATTCTACTTTCGTAGAGAATTATGGTAATGGTTGGTACAGAATCGGTATAGAGTTATCTAACACGACTGTAACAAAGGCATTATTTTATCCTTCTTTTAATTCAACAGATTTAGGCGAAGTATTTATATGGGGTGCACAATTAGAAGAAGGTACTTTTAAGACAACGTATATTGAGACAGGAGCAAGCACAGTAACAAGATCGCAAGACGTTTGCAAAGATGCAGGCGATAGTAGTTTGTTTAGCGATACAGAAGGTACTTTATTCGTAGAAATTGCTTCACTTACAAGCAGCCCAGATGACACAAAAGAAATAACAGTGAATGACGGTACAGCAGATACACGGTTTTCAATAAGGTACGTTCCAGCTACAAGTCAAGTTTTTATATTCGCAAGAGTAGGTGGAACTAATATTATAAGTAGAAACTTTACACTTACTGATTCTAAAGATTTCAATAAAATTGCTTTTAAATTTAAATCTGGAGACAGTGCTTTATGGGTTAATGGCTCAGAAAGAAAAACAGATACAAATACTTTTACAGCATCGGGGTTGTCCCAAATAGATTTCCGTAGGTCGGGTTCAGGTGGAAACGTTTTTGAAGGGAAAGCAAAGCAATTAGTTTATTTTGATGAAGCGCTATCAGATGCGGAATTAACAAGTTTAACCACATAGTATTAATATGGTATTTAAAAAATATGAGTTTGCTAGTGAGCAAGAAGCAGATAGTTATATAAATCAACTACCAACATCTGTCGATGAAGATGGTAATAATTATGCAAATCACAGCCATAATATTAAAAAGTTAGGTTTTTTAATAATTACATCTGCAACATACAACGAAGAAGGTCAAGAATTAACACCAAACGTTATCAATGATAAATATTCAGTTGATATTTTATGGGATCAAGAAACCGCTGAACCTTATTTAACTGACTGGGCTAATAAAGAGGTTACAAATGGAGGCACTTGGCGTAATAACAATGGTGCTCATACTTGGTATGGTTTTGATTTCGGTTAGAAATAAAATAATATGAATTTAATAAGAAAAATAAGCATAGGGCGAGACTACAAAAATGACGCTATGCACTATTCCGTTGGTCAAGAAGTATACGGCGGCCACACTATATGTGATATTATAGAAACACAAGATAAATATAGTATTTATATCAAAAAGAATAATGAAGTTTTGCCGTGGAAAGATTTTAATAAAAACATGGCAGTCGCAATAGAATACAATTTAGAATATTAATGCAATCTATTTTTAATTTTATAATAAAACCTATTGGTGAAAAATATAACAATACCATCGATGTTGGTGAAAATAAATTAATATTAAATACGAGCTACGAAGACCATAAATTTATTAACAGATTTGCTGAGGTAGTTTCAGTTCCTTTAGCTTTTAAACACTCAATAAATAAGGGGGACACTATTTTAGTGCACCATAATGTATTTAGAACGTGGTATGACGTACGTGGTAAGCAAAAAAGAAGCTCTAGTTATATAAATGAAGATTATAGCTTTTGTAGTATAGATCAAATATACTTAGTGAAATCAAAAAATACTTGGAAACCATTACCTGATTATTGCTTTGTTGCACCAATACATAATGATATTGCTATTGAAAATAAAAAAGAAAAAGATCTTTTTGGCATTATAAAAATAAATAATCCAATATTAGAGCAGCAAGGTGTTAATGATGGCGATTTAATTAGTTTTACCCCTAGTAGTGAGTTTGAATTTTTAGTAGACGAACAAAAATTATATAGAATTAAATATACTGATATTAGTGCTACTTATGGAAGTCAAAAAAATAAAAAACAGTATAATCCAAGCTGGCGAAAAAGCAGTTGAGGAACTTATCAAAGTTGCTAAAGAAGAAATAATAGATACAGGTGAAGATGTAACAGCAGACCGGTTAAAAAATGCCGCTGCTACTAAAAAACTAGCTATTTTCGATGCTTTCGAAATATTAAATAGAATCGAAGAAGAGAAAAATATATTAGAAGATAAACCTAAATCTAATAAAGATAGCGAATTCAAAGGGTTTGCAGAAAGGAGGAGCAAGTAATGAAATTTAATAATCTTTTCAAAGTAGTAGAGCCTATACGTATAAATACTATAAAGAGATTAAATAAAGCTAAAAAGTGGGAGTACGGCTACAACAAAGAGCATGATATTGTCGTGATAAGTAAAACCGGACAAATTGGCGAAATATATGAAATACAAAATCTAAAAATAGCATTACCTCTTGCTCCTAAAAAAATAAAAAAAGGAAACAATAAATGGGTGCCTTTAGATTATCCTAAAGAGCTAGATAATATTAAAACTATTTTTGATTGGCGTAATTACGATTCAGATTTTAAAGAAAAATGGCATGGCTATATTGATGAACAATTTGAATTTAGGGACAAAGGATATTGGTTTTATAACAAAGATATTCCTACTTATATTACTGGTAGTAATTATATGTATTTGCAGTGGGCTAAAATTGATGTAGGAAAACCAGATTTTAGAGAAGCAAATAGAATACTTTTTATATTTTGGGAAGCTTGCAAAGCCGATAATCGTTGTTACGGAATGTGTTATTTAAAAATAAGACGTTCCGGTTTTAGTTATATGGCTTCTCTTTGTGTAGTAGATGAAGGTACAATAACATCAGATGCTAGATTTGGTATATTATCTAAAACAGGTGGTGATGCTAAAAAAATGTTTACAGACAAGGTAGTACCTATATCAGCAAACTTACCTTTCTTTTTTAAACCTATCCAAGATGGTATGGATAGACCAAAAACAGAATTATCATATAAAGTACCAGCTTCTAAGTTAACTAGAAAAAGTGTAACTTCTACAGAAAAATCAGAAATATTAAAAGGTCTAGACACAACTATAGACTGGAAAAATACAGGCGATAATAGCTATGATGGAGAAAAACTAAGACTATTAGTACATGATGAATCAGCTAAGTGGCTAAAACCTGAAAATATATTAAACAACTGGAGGGGAACAAAAACTGCTTTAAGAGTAGGTAGCAGAATTATAGGTAAGTGCATGATGGGATCAACTTCAAACGCTTTAGATAAAGGAGGTGAAAATTTTAAAAAATTATATTATGATTCCGATGTTAAAAAAAGAAACAAAAACGGACAAACTCGCTCGGGCTTATATAGCTTATTCATTCCTATGGAATGGAACTACGAAGGATTCATTGACTCTTATGGATTACCTGTATTCGAAACCCCAGCAGAACCAGTAGAAGACCCATACGGGGAGCTAATTGAAGAAGGCGTGATAGACTTCTGGAACAATGAAGTTGAAGGTTTAAAAGGAGATCAAAATGCTTTGAATGAATTTTATCGTCAATTTCCACGTACAGAAGAACATGCGTTTAGAGATGAAACTAAAAGTAGTATATTTAATTTGGTAAAAATATACGAGCAAACTGATTACAATGAAGAAGCCAAATATAGTAATCTTGTTACTCAAGGCAACTTTCAGTGGGAAAATGGCATAAAAGATAGTAAAGTTATATTCTACCCAAATGAATCTGGAAGGTTTCTTATCTCTTGGGTTCCACCTAAAAACCTACAGAACCGCGTAATAAAAAACCGTAGAGGCATGCTGTCTCCGGGCAATGAGCATATAGGTGCTTTCGGTTGTGATAGTTATGATATATCTGGAACTACTGATGGAAGAGGATCTAAAGGTGCATTGCATGGATTAACAAAATTTAATATGGAAGAAGCACCATCTAATGCTTTTTTCTTAGAATACATTTCAAGACCACCAACCGCAGAAATATTTTTCGAAGATGTTCTTATGGCTTTGCATTTTTATGGCATGCCTATTCTTGCGGAAAACAACAAACCACGTTTATTATATTATCTTAAAAGAAGAGGTTATAGAAATTTTTCTATAAATAGACCTGATAAAGTTTATACAAAGCTATCTGTAACTGAAAAAGAAATAGGTGGTATTCCTAATTCTAGTGAAGATATGCGACAAGCTCATGCAGCTGCTATTGAAACTTACATAGAAAACTATGTTGGTTTTAACAATGGTAAAATGGGTGATATGTACTTTAATAGAACATTAAACGACTGGGCAAAATTTGATGTAAACAAAAGAACTAAATTTGATGCTGCTATTAGTTCAGGTTTAGCTATAATGGCCTGTAATAAAAATGCTTATACACCAAAACAAATTAGAAAGACTACTAAGTTAGATTTTGGTTTTAAAAAATATAACAATAACGGAACAA